AGTGTTATAATATATAAAGAGGTGATTATATGAAATCTGGAATATATATTATTAAAAACACTTATGACGGAAAAGTTTATATAGGGCAAAGCGTTGATGTAAAACGCAGATTAAGGACTCATAAAAGGCTCCTTAGTTTAGGAATTCATAAAAACACATACTTACAAAACGCATTTAATCTATACAAGGAGTACATAGATTTTCAAACTATTGAATTGTGCGATGTAGATGCTTTAAATAAAAGAGAACAGTATTGGATTAGGAAGTTCGATTCTACAAACAGAGCAAAGGGATACAACCGTGAGAGCGGTGGTTCAGAAGGTCAGAAATGGTGCGAAGAGTCGAAAGAAGCAAGAAAAGGCGAAGGAAATCCAATGTTTGGGAAGCACCAGTCGGCAGAGTTCATTGAATGGATAAGAATGCATAACAGGGCAAGTAGTGATAAATTAACCGTAAACGATGTTGAGAATATCAAAGTAGCATTAACCAAGGGAGCTAGACAAGCGGAGCTTGCAAGGGAATACAATGTTACTATTTCAACGGTAAACAAGATAGCTTCAGGTAAAAATTGGAGTTGGGTCTTACCCGAATTGAATACTGATATTAAAAAAAGCATTGAGGGTGAGAGGCAAAAGAAAAAAGAAGAGATTGCAGAGAAAAAAGCGATTTTTTTGAAAAACGAAGATGAGCGAAAAAACATAATAAAAAATGTTAGAAGCGACTTTGAAAAAGGAATTCCTAGAAATGAAATAATGAAAAGATATGGAATATCTAGTACAAGCTATGTGAGGTATACAACAGACCTTTTTAACAAACATAAAGAAAAACTTGTAAAATTGTGCCTTGAAAAAAGGGCTGATGGTATGCAGGTTAAAGACATAGCTAAAGAACTAGGATTACATAGAACTACCGTCACAGAATATTGTAAAATGGTTCATGTTAATACCGAGAGTGCAGCAATCAACTGCATTTGTAACGACTAGCAGGTGAGCGTTAAGAGAGCAATAATCCTGCCACGAGCCCTCGACACATTAGAGCATCCGACAAGGGTGCTTTTTTAATGTGAAAATATAGTCTGAACTTATAGGAAACTATAAGAGTTATCGGATAAAGAGCCGATAAGATAACAAATTGGAATACCACCAGCATCCGAATACTGATTTTTACGACCTTGGACTTGGCTCAAACACCAAAGAGCCAATGTTGACAATAATCACCACAGCAGGCAAAAATTTAACATATCCTTGTTATACACAAGAGTACGATTATTGCTCTAAGGTCTTAAATCCTGATATTGATGTAAAAAACGATGAGTATTTTATCGACATTTGCGAAGCAGATGAAGGCGACGATCCGGGAGATTTGAGGACCTGGCAAAAAGCCAACCCGATAAGGGCTTTCTATGATGAAGGCAAAAAAAAGATAGCTGAAGACTATGAGATAGCCAAGCAGATACCTGAAAAAATGATAGCTTTTATGACTAAAGTCTTGAATATATGGGTATCTGCTGCAAATAACGGCTATATGGACATGAAAAAATGGAAAGCTTGCGAAGTTAAGGAATTCCCTATCAACTTAAGAGGGCGACCTGTATATGTCGGTTTTGATATGTCGTCAAAAATCGACCTTACATCGGTCGCCTTTATTGTGCCATTTCAGACCGATAAACTGGACAGCAGTGGCAAGAAGATAGTCTATTATGCCGTTTGGACGCATAGCTTTATACCTACAGTGGACAAGCTTAGAGAACACATCATAAAAGACAAAGTGCCGTATGATGCTTGGGAGCGTTTGGGATACTTGACGCTTACAAATACTCCAATTGTCGACCAAGCGACTGTAATGCAATATGTGCTTGATGAGTGCGCGAAGTATCAACTTGATATACAGTGCTTATGTTTTGATCCTGCGAATGCTTCAAAATTAATGATGGACTTGTCAGATGAGGGATACACAGTCGAAGAAGTGTATCAGAGTCATAAAAGTTTGAACGAAAGTACTCAAGGGTTCAGAGAGCAGGTTTATTCGGGTAATGTGGTTTATCTGCATAACCCGCTTTTTAATTATGCAATGTCTAATGCAGTCGTAAGGACAAATAACGGCTTGATAAAGATTGATAAAGACGCAACTACTAAGCGAATAGATCCGGTTGATGCGACTCTAGGAGCATTTAAATTAGCTTTATACCACGACTTTGAGTCAGAGTCGTATAACGAATATATAGAAAAATTTTTGAAAGGAATGGAAGCAGGTGCATAAATGAGATTTTTAAATAGATTAAAAAACCTTTTCGCCCCCGAATCGGCAGATTTAGCAAGTGAAAAGCTTCTACAATGGCTTGGCATTGATACAGACAAGCCGAAAGCCTTAGCAGAGACGACATACTTTACTTGCTTAAAGGTGCTATCTGAGACGATGGGCAAGATGCCGCTAAAGCTTTATCAAGAGGATGAATCGGGTGGCAGGGTGAGAGCGCCGACAAGTGATATATTATTGTATCGACCTAATTCGGTAATGACTCCATCAACTCTTTGGGCGACTATGGAAGCAAACTGCCAGCATTACGGCAATGCTTATGCATGGATACAAAGAGATTACGGTAAAGGGTTAAAGACAGGAAAGATACAAACAAAAGCTTACTGGATTATGAAATCTGATTGCGTGACTGTATATATGGACGATGTGGGAGTATTTGGCGACCGTGGCAGGCTATACTACAGGTTTACAAATCCACAAAACGGCGAAAATGCAGTTTTTAGGCAAGAAGATGTTTTACATATAAAAAATTGGCTGTCGTGGGATGGGGTGATGGGCATATCGGTAAGAGATATCCTGAAAAGCACGATTGACGGTGCTGGATACTCTCAAAGGTACCTTGAAAAGCTGTATCAGAGTGGCTTAACAGCATCAAGCGTCCTGCAGTATACGGGTGACTTAGATGAAAAACTAAGGCAAAGACTTGAAAAGCAATACAATGACTTGCTTACAGGCGCGAACAATGCAGGTAAGGTCGTGGCGTTGCCTTTGGGCATGAAGTTAGAGCCTTTAACATATACCTTGGCAGACGCTCAATATATGGAGCTTAAGAAGTACAGCGCACTGCAGATTGCGGCGGCGTTTGGAGTTAAGCCGAACCAAATCAATGACTATGAAAAGAGTAGTTACTCAAACTCAGAGTCGCAACAGCTTAGCTTTTTAGTCGATACTATGATGTACAGACTCAATCAATACGAGCAGGAAATTAATTACAAGTGCCTGACAGACAAGCAAAGAGAAGATGGATATATATACAAATTCAATGAAAAAGTTCTTCTCAGGGCAAACATGGAAACACAAATGCAGTCGATAACCTCGGCGGTGCAAAACGGCATATATACCCCGAATGAGGGCAGGCATTTACTGGACCTGCCCTCAAAAAATGGCGGTGATGTGCTTATAGTAAATGGCAACTATGTACCGCTTACAGATGTTGGCGCTGCATACAATATCGGAAAGGAGGGCAAAAATGATACTTAAGATAAAAGGCGACATAGTCAGTAATGAGATGAAAGAAATATACGACTGGTTCGGCTATGACTGTACAACGCCACAGGATGTTTTATCTGCAATTGAAGAAATGCCAAAGGGCGACAGGTTGCAGGTTAAAATAAATTCGGGCGGTGGAGATGTGCTTGCAGGACAGGAGATTTATTCGACTTTGAGAAATCGCAACGATGTGGACATTGAAGTCGAAGGCTTGGCGGCATCCGCCGCATCCGTCATAGCGATGGCAGGTAAAAGCACAATATCACCTGTCGGGATGATTATGATACATGATGTGTCGGTAAGCTACACGAGCGGAAATCATGCACAACTATCAAAGCAGGCTGACACATTAAAAGCATGGGATGAAGCTTTAGCAAGTGCTTATGTAGAAAAGACGGGCAAGTCAAAAGATGAAATTATTCAAATGATGGACGCTGAAACTTGGATAACAGCCGATAAGGCTGTAGAGATGGGTTTTATAGACGCTATAAGCCAGTCGGGAAATTCGGTAATCACGAACAACATGGGAAATCTCAAGATTACTGATGAAATGATACAGCAGTATACAGCTAAAAAGACTGATATTGAAGAAGAAAAAAACAACTTATTGAAAGACCTTGATAAATTCGGGGCGTGAAAGGAGTAAAGATATGAATTTACAGGAATTACTTAATCAGATTAATGCAAAGAAGCTTGAAGTAAAGAATTTGGCAGAGCAGGGAAAGATAGAAGAGGCGAAGACCGCAAAGGAAGAGCTTGTAAAGCTTCAGGATCAATACAACATTCTTAAGGATATTATAGAAAATGAGCAATCTGGAATGACAAACGGAACAGCCAATGCCGTTGGCATGAAGGTAGTTACAGCAGGCGAGCCAACTGACGCAATACACGACTTTGCAGAAGCAGCAAGACACGGCTTTTATACTAACACAATGACTGAAGGCACAAAGGCTGATGGCGGTTATACAGTGCCTGAGGATATCAAGACAAAGATTAATCAGTATAAAAAGGCTATGTTCTCACTTGAGAGCCTTGTAGATGTTGAAAAGGTAAGCACATCAACAGGTCGCAGAACTTATCAGAAGAGAGCACAGGTTGAAGGCTTCAAGGCAGTTTTAGAAGCAGGAAAAATTCAGCCGTCTGCAACACCTCAGTTTGAAATCCTTGAGTACGCAATCAAGAAATACGCAGGATATATGCCTGTTACAAATGAGTTGCTTGCTGACTCAGACGCAAACATCGCAAATGCGCTTGTAAAGTGGTTCGCTGAGCAGGATATCGCAACAAGAAACGCTCAGATTTTGACAGCAATCGGAACAAAGACAGAAACAGACTTGAAGAACCTTGACGGCATCAAGAAGGCTGTAAATGTGACTTTAGGCTCTGCATTTATCGGCAGTGTTACAATCGTGACAAACGACGACGGACTGCAGTATCTTGATACCTTAGTAGATAAGAACGGCAGATATTTGCTCACACCAAGCATTCAGGATCCGGCAAAGAAAGTCCTTGCCGTAGGCGCATCTACTATCCCAATCGTGGTTGTACCAAACTCAATTTTGACAACAAAGACCAACAAGGTGCCTTTTATTGTCGGCGATTTTAAGGAAGCTATCAAGCTTTTTGACAGAGATAAGCTTAGCATTATGACTTCCAATGTGGCAGCAGTCGGACAGCTCAACGCATTTGAGCAGGATTTAACGCTCTTTAGAGGTATTGAGCGCCTTGACTGCAAGACAAAGGATGCAAGTGCGTTTGTGAACGGGTATATTACAGTAACACCTTAGTAATGTCTTAGCCCTTGCATCTGCAGGGGCTTTTTTGAAAGGTATTAGCCTATGACGATAGAGGAAGTAAAGGACTACTTGAGAGTAGACGGAGATGATGACGACAATATCATAAGAACGATGATGGAAGCGTCAAAAGAGTACATCATATCTGCCGTAGGCGAATATGATGAAACGGATAAAACGGCAAATCTTCTTTTTTGTGCGATAGTACAGAATATGTATGACAACAGAGAGTTAATGCAGTCTGATATACAGCAAAGAAAGGCGATAGAATACACTTTCAAGAGTATAATCTTGCAACTGCAAATGAAAAAGTCGCTTAAGGGGGATACATGAAAGGTATAAATCCCGGAAGGCTTAACAAAAAGGTCAACATACTAAGATACATAGAGACAGAGGATGAACTTGCTAATATCGTGAGTACTTTATCAGTGCATAAAAGAGTTTGGGCAGAGATAAGACCACTAAGAGGAAGCGAACAATTAGAACATTACAAGACAACAAGTAAGCTTGTATACAAAATTACAATCAGAAATACAGATATTACCGAAAAAGATGTGATTGAGTATCAAGGCAGGCAGTTTCTTATAAATTATATCGTAAATCCCTTAGAGGCAAATTATTACTTAGAACTTATGTGCACTGAAAACAAAGATCACGAGGAAAGGAGGGAGTAATGGAATCGGTGCATTTTATCGGACTTGATGGATTGCTTGAGGATATGAGAGGCATGGTGACGAAAGCGCCCGATGAAATAAATGATGCAATCATAAAGACTGCGAAAGCTTGGACAAAAGATTGCAATGCCAAAATGCCGTCAAGCTATTCAGGAGCTTCGGTGGTTGACGAAGAAGGCGAGAGAAAAATAAATAAGGCAAGCTTGAAAAGATGGCAGATAAAAAAGAGCTTCAACTCCCTTGGGATGATTGCAAGCGTTGAGGTCACAAACAAAGCACCGCACTTTCACCTTGTCGAAAATGGCCACCGTAAATTTATAAACGGAGTGGATACAGGTGGATTTGTCGAGGGCAAGCACTACGCAGAAAAGACAAGAGCAGAGTATGAAAGCAAGTATCCGGATATGATGCAATCGGCTATAAACAAAGCCTTAGCAGATAGGGGGCTTTCATGATTACCTATGCCGATATTATCAAAGAAGTAAATTTAATTTTAAAAAAAGAATATCCAAACATAAAAAGATACGGAAATGACACAGTAGATAATGCAGTGCCACCGTATTTTTTTGTTGAGGTTGTGCCGTTCGGTATAGATAGAGAGAGCCAGAACATGATGCATAAATCGTGTTCAGTCAAGATTACTTTCGTACAAAAGGTAGCCAAGCAGGTTGAAGCGCTTGAGGTTATCGAAAATATATTCGATAGCTTGGGAATGGTCTTAATAATCAAGGACAGGCGATTACTGGTCACAGAGTACACACACGACTATATCGAAGATCATGGCAATATTCCACAAATGTCCTTTAAATTGGACTGGTACGAAAGCACAGAGTATCACGACGGCGAACTTATAGAGGATATTCATTTGAAAGTAGAAAAGAAAGGAAGTAGATAAATGGCTAAATTAACATCACCAAGCATCACGATTGCCTTTACAGAGAAGGGCGCAAGCGCTATCGAAAGAGGCGAGCGTGGAATAGTTGCCCTTGTACTGAAAGGTTCAAAGCAGCAGTCGTTTAAGGTCGCAAGCATTAGCGATATACCGATAGGCGTTTTAAGTGAGGAAAATGAGCAGTATGTAAAAGACGCCTTAATCGGCTATACGCGTGCGCCTAAATATGTCCTTGTATACATTATGCAGACGGGAGCAGATATGACAAAGCCGTATAAGGATATGTTGCAATTTTTCGAGAATGAAAAATTCACATACATGGCAATACCATCCGTTAAGACGGACAGCAAGGTGCAGGATGTAATCACATGGGCAAAGAAGCAAAGAGGAGAACATAACCTTGTAAAAGTTGTATTGCCTGAGGCTGTAGGAGATAACGAGGGCATTATCAACTGGAATTCAATCCTGTACAGGACAAAGGAAAAGGCGGTAACACCTGAACAGGGAACTGCAAGAATTGCAGGATTGCTTGCCGGTACAGGTTTTAATGTGTCAGGAACATATGCACCTTTGCAGGACTTTGTCGACGTGAACAGATTGACAAAGGCTGAGCAGGACACAGCAGTAGGCGATGGCAAGCTTATAGCTGTTTGGGATGGCGAAAAGGTCAAGTTAAATCGTGCAGTAACATCACTTACCACCACCACTGCCGAAAAGGGCGACAGCTTTAAGAAAATCAAGCTTGTTGAAACTATGGACATGATGGAGGACGACATCAGAAAGACTATAGAAGATAACTATATCGGCAAGTTCTCAAACAGCTATGACAATAAGTGCTTGCTTATCACAGCTGTAAATGCTTATTTTATGAGTCTTGTCAATGATGGCCTTATCTCAGTCGGACAATGTCAAATTGATGTGGATGCGCAGAAACAGTGGCTTAAGGCTCAGGGCAAAAAGGTCATACTTGAAGACGGAAGCGAAAAAGGTATTGATGACTGCATAGATGAAGAGGTCAAGAGAGCAAACACAGGTTCACAGGTCTTTTTAAAGGCAGCTGTCTCTTTAGTTGATGCTATCGAAGATGTATCTTTAAAGATTTCAGTGTAAGGAGGTAGAGCATGAAGAAATTTGTATCTAATCAGGTCATAAATGGCACATGGGGGGAATTATGGGTTGATGATGAGTATATCGGCGAGGTTATGTCTTGCAAGGGCGAAGTAAGTATATCTTACTCAGATATATCAATGGTCAGAAGTCTCACAGCAGGCAAGAAAATGACAAAGCTTGAGGGCAAGGGAAGCGTTAAGCTTCACCATGTGAGGTCAAACATCTCAAAGGCTATATCAGACAAGGTCAAGAGAGGACAGACCCCTGATTTTAAGATTATCGCAAAGATTGCAGATCCGGATAGCTTAGGAGTTGAAAGAGTGGTATTTTATCACTGCAAATTCGACAAGGCAATCTTAATGGACTGGGAAGTGCAGAAGAACACAGAGGAGTCTTATAGCTTCACTTTTGAAGATTGGGACTTCCTTGACGATATAAGAGCGTAGGAGGAGTAAATTATGGCATCCTTAATGGAAAGACTCATGAAGCTTGATAGAGATAAGCTTCTTGAAATACCTACTGAAAAGATAAAAGCTTGTCACTTGTCAAAAGTGGCAGGCGAAGAGGTGGAAATTACAGTAAAAGCGTTATCGGGTAGCCGATACACGGAGATTATGTCAAGTGCGACAAATAAATCCGGCAGAGTGGACATGAGTCGCGTGTATGACACTCACGCTATGGTAGTAGTAGCAGGTTGCATTGAACCAAACTTAAAGGACAAGGAGTTAAAGGAGCATTACAAAGCGGAAACCCCGAACGACCTTGCAAAAATGCTCTTTCCGGGCGGTGAACTTGTAAAGATTTCGGAAAAAATCGGAGAGTTGTCGGGGTTTGGCAAGAAAGACGATAAAGATGATGCCGATGAAGGCACTGATTAC